CATTCAACCCTATCCAAAAAGGTATACGAGATGTTGCTGAATCAATTACAGATGCATTAAGTATCTCAAACAGGACAACATAATGGCTTTAAATCCCTCAATATTGGAAAATGAATTATTAGAACAATCTAAAGCTGCAGCAAGAGGTGTATCAATAACGTATGGTGATTTTGTTTCTGCTATGGAAAAATATGCTTTAGGTATGCAATTCCCACCTCCTGCAGGAGTTCCAGCAGCTGCAGGAGTTTTAAAAAATTTATTGGATACTATTCCAACTAAGCCTCCATTACCTATAGCAACTCCAATTTTAAAATTAGCTGTACAATTGTTTGCTTTAGGTATTTCTCTTGGCTCTCCAATCGGTACGGGATTAATATTTCCCACAATACCACCTGCAGGTCAACCAGCTTTAGATTCAATTTTATCACAACCAAATTCAAGTGAACAGGTTGCTAAACAAATGGCAAATACTATACATTTATATTTAATATCAGGTACATATGATGCTTTTGGTATACCACCTGGTTCAAATCCAGCTGTAGCTGGATATACACCTTGGACTTAAAAACCTTCTAAAAATTTTAAAAATTCATATTTATATATGAATAGGTTTATACACAGGAGTTAAAAATGAAAAAATCAGATTTAAAATTAATTATAAGAAAAATTGTTAGAGAAGAAGTTGCTATGGCAATCAATGAAGTAATAACTGAATTGAAACAACCAGTAAACACGCAACAAAAATCTAAACCTAAACCACAACAAAAGATAGTTGAAAAGAAAAAGTTTTCAGATAATTCTGTATTGAATCAAGTACTGAATGAGACGGCTATGAATGATGAGTGGAAATCTTTAGGTGGGGGTACATACGATTCATCTAAAATGAATGATGTATTATCAGCACAATATAATGATAGTCCTTCTACTGGAGTAAATCCAAATGACCCAATGTCACAATTTTTAAATAAAGATTATAGAGGTGTTTTAAAAAAAGCAGAAGAAAAAGCAAAATCAACAAGAGGTGTTTAGGAGATAAATAAGTGGCATTCACTATACCAAATACTATTTTAGCAACCAATGTAGACTCAGTTGAGGAATTTATAGGGTTCAAATTACCAATTACATTTGAAACAAATAATCAATCCATAACTACTTTAGAATCTACTAAAGCTAATTTAACAAGTTTGTTATTTACTACAAAGGGAGAAAGAGTATTTCAACCTGACCTAGGTGTAAATCTTCGCACACATTTGTTTAATCCGATTTCGACTGAAACAACACTACAAATAGAAGAGGATATAATTGAACAGATTTCTATATGGTTACCATTTTTAGAAGTAAAAAACATTAAAACTGAACAACAACCAGAGAACAATTTACTTAAGGTGGAAATAAATTATAAATTTAAATCTAATCCTGATATGGTTGATTCTTTACAATTGGATATAAATGCAGGAGCTACATACTAATGGCATATTCTAATTTCGATACAAAAAATGAATACGGACAATCTGTTACTAATTACACATCAAGAGATTTTAATTCTATTAAACAAAGTTTATTACAGCATATAAAAACATATTTTCCACAAGCTTATAAAGATTTTAATGAAACGTCACCGGGTATGATGTTAGTAGAACTTTCTGCTTATGTAGGAGATGTGTTAAATTATTATGTAGATGATTCTTTTAAAGAACTTTTATTACCTCTATCTGAAGACAGAAGAAATTTAATAAATTTATCAAAAATTACAGGATATAAACCTAATGCTATTGTACCTAGTTTTGTAGATTTAAAATTTACTTTATCTATAGATGCTGATACATCAGATATAAGTAACATAGTAGGACTTGCATCACAGAAATTAACTTTAGCAGAAGGTATAGCAGTTACTTCTACAACAAATCCAGATTTAACTTTTGAAACTTTAGAACCATTAGATTTTAGTGTTGATAGTACACCAGGTGATGCATTTGTAGTAGACACAATTGATGAGGCATCAGGGCTAGTATCAACATTTAAAGCATCCAGAACGATAAAAGCTGTATCTGGTGAAACTAAATCTACCACATTTACTATAGGAGCTCCTGAACAATATAAAAAGATAACATTACCAGATACAAATGTTATAGAGATAATTTCTTGTATAGATTCAAATAAAAATGCATGGTATGAAGTTGAATATTTAGCTCAAGAAAACATTGCTTTACAAAAATATTATACATCAGATAGTAACAGAACTACAAGTATTGAAAGTAACACAGATGGTTCTGCTTCTGTACCATCAAGTTTGTCATTTATAAAAACAACAAAAAGATTTATAAAAGAAGTCAATGAAGATAATACAACTTCTTTAGTTTTTGGTAATGGTTTAATAAAAAATGGTAAAGAGTTTGAAACTACATTTTTAGATGCTGAACAAGAGGGGGTATCATTACCAACTACGGTATTTTCCCCTAAACCATTAGACCCAACTATAGGGTCTTACTATGAATCTTTAGGTGAATCACCTCAGAATATAACCTTGACTATTACATATAGAGTAGGTGGTGGATTAGCATCAAATGTTCAGAGTTCTGATTTAATAACAATAAAATCTGCAGTAACAATACCTACAGGTCAAGACACTTCAACTCTATCAGTTACTAATGACTCTCCGGGAGTGGGTGGTAAAGATGGTGATTATACAGAAGAAATCAGACAGGGTGCTTTAAGTAACTATGCTGCACAAAATAGATGTGTAACTAAACAAGATTTTGAAGCTAGATGTATTAGTATGCCTCCAAAATTTGGAAGTATTGCAAAAGTTTTTTGTGTTACTGGCGGTACTATTGATAAGAATAGTTTTAAAGAAGACACAGACTATGTGCAAAAAGTTTTTTATGAACTTATGAGTAAAATATTAGGTTCTGCAGAAGAAAAAAATGCTTCTGATTTAGAAAATATTAATTTAAACGACCCATCATTAATAAATTTAATTTCCGGAACAGGTAGTTCCATATCAACAGATGATAGGAATAGAATAGATATTTTATTTGAAAATATGAAAAATTATATAGATGATTCTGATTATAATCCTACGGTAGATTTATATATTTTATCCTATGATATTAACAAAAAAATTATTGCACCACCTACATTGATAACTCAAAATCTAAAAAGTTATTTAAATGAGTTTAGGTTAGTTAGTGACAAACTTAGAATATTGCCAGGGTTTGTTATCAACTTTGGTATTGCATTTGATGTTATGACATTTCCAGGTTATGACAAATCAGTTGTAAAATCTAATTGTATAAATGCATTAAAATCATTTTATGGTGTAGAACAAATGAAATTTAAACAAGTGTTATATACTGCTGATGCAATAAATCTATTAAATGGGTTGGAAGGGGTTAAAGCTGTAAATGATGTAATTTTTACCCAAGATACTAATTTTTTTGACAACACAAATATATTTACAGCTCCATTATATAGTAAATCTATCAATGAAGACGGGGATATTATTACAATAAATGATAGAGGGTATGGTCACCTATATGACTTTAAAAAATTCTTTTCGATAAAAGATTCACCTGCAGGTCGAGGAGTAGTTTTACCCGCATACGACCCAGCTGTATTTGAAATTAAAAATCCAGATTTAGATATTAAAGGAGTGGTAAGGTAATGCATTATTTTATATTTCCAACAGCAGACACTTGGATATCCAGTGGTTCTAATGTAATAACTGGAGAATCATTTAAAGACCAAAATTTTGGTAAAGACCAAATACTTGAAGTCAAAAAAGAATTTTATAATAAATCATTTGATTACCCAACACGGACATTAGTTAACTTTGCTGGAACAACATTTAATACCGTATCATCTTCGATTGCAGACGGGACTATTCCAAGTGATGCAAAATTTTATTTAAGAATGTTTGAAGCTCAAGGTAATTCAGATTTATCATCTATTTATGATTTACACATTCAACCAATATCACAATCGTGGACAGAAGGAACAGGTAAGTTTAGTGATAACCCAAAGACTACAAATGGTTGTAGTTGGAAAAATCGTAGTTATCCCGAAGGTGGTTCAGAAGTTGCATGGGCTAATTCTGGTGTAACAATATTAAGTGTCAGTTCATCAATTCAAAATTTTGATAACCAATCACCTGATGTAGAGGTTGAAGTGACCAATATGGTAAATATGTGGTTAACAAATCAAGAAGAAAACTATGGAATGTTAGTTCGTTTTAGAGGTAGTCAAGAAACAAATTCAACAACATTTGGAAAAATGAAATTCTTTTCTAAAGATTCTCATACTATTTATGCACCTAGATTGGAAGTAAGGTGGGACGGACATTTACCTTGTACTGGTTCAAATACAGGCTCATTAACTGAGTTAGATGTATCTGGTAATTCTGATAATTACATTTATACAATAGGTCTTAGAGAAAAATATAAAGAAACAGATGTTCCTAAATTTAGAATAGGTGCTAGAAAACAATTTATACAAAAAACATTTACTGATTCATATCAAACAACATCAGGTTCCTTTATACCTGAGAGTAGTGGTAGTTATGCAATACAAGATGTTGCAACAGGACAAATGGTTATAGACTTCTCTTCAGATACATTATTATCTTGTGATACAAAAAGTAATTATTTTACAGAACATATGAATGGTTTTTATCCAGATAGAACATATAAAATTTTAATTAAAGTGAAGTATAATGATACACAGGAATATATATTTGATGATGATTTTGAATTTAAAGTTGTGAGGTAAATAAATGTCTGAGCAGAATTTAAATTTTAAAAACATAGAAAACTTTAGAGAGTATCAGAGGCTGATTTATGAATACATAAATCAGAAAATGATTCAACTACCTTTATTTTTTGAAAATCAACCTATAATAAATAATCAAAGTATCCCAGCTGGGGTTATGGAAGACGGTGGTATAGCACAAAAAACTATACGAGAAGGTAGATTGGTAAAAGGAAGAAAAGTATCTGAACCTATAATTAGTTTTGATAATGTATATTCTGAAAGTACAGATGATTTAAATATTATACAATATATTGCTACAAAACTAAACGGTCAGAATCCATCAGAAGAAACTTTAAAGGTTGATGCTTTTACTTGGTTTGGTATACCATCATTAGAAGGACCTATAAGTTCATTTCCAGATTACTATGAACCAAATCAAATTCAAGGTAAATATTTATATATTCCTTTCATTCAATTTGTAGGTTTTCAAGAAAAATTATTTTTAAATTACTATGATGGTAAATTAAATTTAGAATATAATAATTATATTGCAGACATAAACTTTACTCCTACTACATATGAAACATTTAAAAATTTATTAAAAAATCAGTATAATTTCAATTGTAATTTAAATCCATATAACCTGTCAGACAATACAGGAAACTTTTTACCAGTAGGTGTAAAGAAAAGAAAAATTTCAAAAAAACTTTTAAGAGAAACTTCTGATACTGCAATAACAGAAATACTACCAGATACATTAGGTGAAAGAATTAATACCTTTTTCAGATTATGGCAAAAAACACAGAAAGTTATTCCTGCAGGACAGCAATACATATTAGGAAATACTTTTTTAAATAATGGTGATTTTGCTGGAGGAATCGGTCCAGGAAGTTTTAAATATTTAAGTAATACAAATCAAATAGAACCATTTGATACGGTACAATTTGGAACATTCGGTATTAGTTATAGTGATATGTTAACAGCATTTTCAGACAATGCACCTGGATTATATCCAACGTGGCAATATGCTGATTTAGAGACAGCCAGATTATCTCATAAAATAATTGATAAAGAAAATCCGGGATTCTCTCCATTCGTTTTTAGTTCAATGCGCAATAGTCCTACATGGTATGATGTGCAAATACCTTCTGAGGAGTTATCACCAGGCCTGGATTATACACTTTCTTTATGGCAAGCAGAAGATTCAACATTTAATCCAGGCAACTATCCAGAGTTACAGCAAGGTGTATCATTTTTTTATGCAGTAACTATAAAAGAAAATAATGATAATAATCTTACGCAAGAAATTTTAGCTGTTGATTGGCCAACATCAGTTAGTGGTAATGGTGGGAATATCGACCTACCTAATATGACTGGGACTCCTATTGAAACTTGGCAAGGTACTGAATTATTATGGACACGGTTTAAAAAAACAATAACTTTACCAACAAGTGAAAATGGTGAATTGCTTGCATTAAATGGAGAAACTTTTCCTATTTCCACACATAGATATAAAATTTATTGGTACGTTGGTTATCAAAATAGTGTTGAGGGTATATACGATGGTAGTGATTCAGATTTATTTGTTGGTCCTCAAATTAGAGCTAATGGCAACCAATCTATGCAATACATCACGGGTATGAGGATTAATAGAGGTGAAGAAATAACGGGTATAAATGCTATCGATTTAAATTCTAATGATTCAAAAACTATTGTAAAAGTTTTACAAGATTGTATTAAAATTTTAGAACCATATAACTTTGATATACCTGTTTATTCGCAAGGTAAAGTTGATAGTTTAGTTTTATCACAAGAAGCATCTGCAAGAGTACTTCTGTTATTATCTGAAATAAGAGAAGGATTAATTGCATCAATAACATCATTAGCAACAGGAATAAGTGAAACTTATTCAAATTTTGCTACAAATTATATGCAAGCAGAAACTACAGACGAATTTGGAGATTTACAAAATTTAAAAGACCAGTTTCAAGATATGATTAATGAAACTAATATTGCTACATCAATTGATGCATTAAATATAAACTTAACTAATACATTTCAACTATTAAGTTCAAACACAATAGCACAACCCATAGAAGCTTTATCTTTGTTCCCAACTATCCAGAAGTTGCCAAGTAATTTTGATGCACCTGGTTTCACCGATGGTGAGGTAAATATTAAATTTGTGGGTGTGGAAAGTTCTCTTTCTCCAGACGTGATAGAAGAGATTGTTACTGAAGACAGACAAGCTATATGGTATGATTATACACGGTATGCTGGTGAAAGTCCAAACCTTTTTAATATTAATACATATATGGGTCCATTTACCTTCTCAGGTTTACTTCAAGGATATAATACAAATGATGAAGGTTACCCACTCAAAGTAAATTATGCTCCACATTATCTTATTGATTCATCAATAAGAAGTACACCAATTGGTGCATTTTATATGAGTGAATTATATGACTATCAATCAACTCAAGGCATTGAACTACAAGAAGGTAGTTCAGAGGGTTTTGATTTGAATGGTTATCCATCAGTAGGATATGGACCATATGTGCAACGTGGTGGCCCACCAGTTATGACGAACTATGGAACGGATTGGAAAGATAGAATTACAGCAGTTTATAAAAAATATTTTGACTTATATAGAATAAATAACCAAAATGTTGTGGAAATGGATGCAGCAACCCAGTTTCAAGGAATGTATCTGAATAGTAGTAATGTAAATGATAACTTTATACCTTTAAGAACATATGTTTATAAAGTATCAAACGGGCAAGACTTTTTACATTGGATATATATAAATAGAGCTTC